CCGGGTGGCTCTGCTCGGCGTCATCCGTTGCCTCGGCCTCTAGCGTCCTGGCAGACCCGTACTGGCTCGACCTCTTCGTGACCCCCTGCCTGTCTCCATCGTGGGAGCGTAGGATTCCTGTGGCTTGCCTTGCGACAGGGGCTGTATTGTCCTCGGTGGGTCTTTGTTCATCGTGTTTCTCCTTTCCATACTTTTTATTATACCACAGATGGATAGGTTTTGTCAAGTAGTAAATGGGCTCCAAGTATGGTTCAGTTTAAATTTCGATTTTTAAGGTGAACCATTATTGCCCGGCTAGAGTCCATCCGTTATGTGACGAAAATCACTTGATGAACGTCATAGCCCTGTGTTATAATAGTTGAAAACTACAGGAGGTGAGCTACGATGAGACTGTGGATACTCGGGGCATCAGATCCCGAAATCTATGAGATCGAACGCCTCCTCCGGGGGGTAGGCGAGACAGTCGCCTATGCCTCGGTGGGGGCCAATTGGGTCCACCCCGGCAACGCCTACGAGGCGGACGGCTGGATAGGTGGACCTGATCGACCGGATTTAATCGTCTTGGTCGAGTGTGGTTTCTGTCTCGACCTCCAACTGGAATTCGAGGCGGAGAATTACACACCGATTACCCGGATCGACCACCACCGCCCAGGTGATCCCGGGTATGGGCAAACGCCCGAAAAATTTCTTCAAGCATCCAGCTTGGGCCAGGTGATTTCCCAGCTCGCGTCTGAAGTAGCCGGGCTTACATCCTTTTGTTGGTTTGGTCGTAGTGAGGGTGACAACCTCATCGTCTGGCCGGACGGGTTCAAAGAGGTCGACGGCGGCACATCTAACCGGGAACGCTCCGGCACGATTCACTTTGAGAACGGGGAGTGGTTAGTCTACGCGGCGTTACCAGGATTCCGGTCGAAGGCGGTCCATATTCCCGATACCGCGGTCTTCACAGCTGCGGCGGATCATTGCCTTGGAGCTGCCTATCGGGGCAAGTGTCCCGGTGTCGATCCCGATCGCCTGATGGCCTGGCGGGCGAAGAGGAGAGCCCTCTTCCAGGGACGGGAAGTTGAAGAGTTATTGGCCGATGTCGAAGCGGCGCGAAAGATCGTGCGCCATGCCCGTAATCTCCAGGCGGTGAGAATCTATCAAGGAAGACTGATCGGGACTGCCCGTGGCCTATATGACGCGGTATCCGCCCCTTGGGGGATCGCCAATCTGCTCCAACAGCGGTACCACATTCCGGAACTCCCGGAGGCGGCAGCCCGTGAAGGGCGTGCATTTATCGCGTCATTACGGGACAGAGGTGGTCGGGAAAAGGTGGTCCTACAGTCGGCTTCACCGAAACAGGTGCGATGGTTCCTCGATCATTGTCCGGTGATCGACAAGTACGGCGATCCTGCTCGGGGTTTCGCCGGGGGTTATTTATAAAAAGGGGAAAAGTCATGAAAGAAGAAAGCGTCGTAAGATATAACGGTGTCAGAAACGTTTTATGGGTTGGCGGGTATATCATATCCGCCGAAAGTCCAGACGCGTGGTGCCTGTTGCTGGCAGACATCTCAGGTCTTTCCGCAGATCAGCTGATCGCGGCCAGGGATCGTCTCGCTAAAAATAGGCCGTGGATTGCTTGGGTGGAGACACCAAACGCCAGCCCAAGCCCCGTATATCGGTGTCAAGCCCGGACAGAGTTAGGCGCAAAACGAGAAGCCTATCGCAAATTCCGCAGTGGCTGCCAGGACGATACAATCGTTCTGGCATGGAAGTATCCCTTCAATCCCGAGTCCAAGATCGACCCGGTTGCCACCCGGCGAATCGGTGGCAACCGCTGGGAATACATACAAACATATTCCACCCCATCCGAGGAGACAACACCACCATTGGGTCGATCGTTCGAGATCGAGGCGGTTACAAGGGAAGATCGTTCCAAAGCTGGCCAATAAAAAGCAGGTGAGATGGATTCGGAGAATCAAACATATGGAAGGAGGTCATTACCAGGATGGAACACAAAACGGATATCGACGGATGGAAGTCAAAGGAACGGTACATTAATAAGCTGGCTAGTCAATTCTCGGATGATGAGGCCACGTTTGAGGATCTCAGACAGGAGGGGTTGCTGCTCTGGTGTGAGATCATCCGGAAACGGAAGGCCCGGATTCGTCCTGACGGTAGCGTGGAACTGAGGCCCATGCTGATGGATGGGAAAGAGATCGAATATGACGACGTCGACCGCTATTTCCGCAATGCGTTATGGAAGGAAATCCGGAAGAAGTTCAAACAAGGAGGCCTCCAGGGGCTGAATCCGAATATGGGTGAGCGGTGTAAACGCAGTCCGGTTTATTCAATCCAAAAGCTTGAGGAGGTCGCCGCTAAATCGGGCAGACCGCCGAAGATGTTGATGGAGTTTAGAGGTAAAAACTCGACGGAAGATCCGATCAACAGGATCGATTTCAACCGCAAGATGTCGCAGCTGCGAGAACGGTTGAATCCCAAAGCTAAGCGGCTTCTGGATTTGATCCTTGAGCCACCGGAGGAGATCCGGATGAAGGCGGAAGCCGAGTTTAGGGAAAAACAGGCCCGAAGGGAACGTGGGGAACTGGTAATGGGTCTGAATGAATTAAAGATTCACAATAAGCATTATGCCCAGGCTCTGGGCGTCTCATCGGCCACGGTTTCACGTCGGATGGCCGAAATAAGGAAGGAGTTCCAGGCTCTGGGCGTCTCATCGGCCACGGTTTCACGTCGGATGGCCGAAATAAGGAAGGAGTTCTAGGAAATCTTTTAGAGTCTCCTGGAGAACACATACCGGAGATCCAGTCTTCTCCGGTTTTCGATGAAGGGGCGGAGGTTCTCCTCCGTCCTGAGATCGGCCGGATCTAGACCGTCCGGGAGTTCTACCACCGTAACCGGGGCTTCCGTCCGCTCCTGTAGCCGGGTTCCGAGCTTGACGGCACCGTCGATCCCGGCTTTATCGCCGTCAAACATCAGGATGTATTCCTTAGGTCTGAGCTTAAGCAGGAAATCCAGCTGAGACCGGCTGGCCGTCGATCCCAGGAGTGCCACGGAGTCGGGGCACGGGATGGCGTCGAACAGACCCTCAACGATAATCAGTCTTCGGGCCGACTTGCGTGGCGGTTCGAATGTCCAGACGGGCCTTCGTACCCCGGCCGGATGTTTGGTCTTAGGTTTGACGTCGGGAATGATGGACCTCGCCACCCAGTATACACAGTCACCGTGGTGAAACATGGGGAAGATGACCCGATCGATATAAGGTCCGTCCGGGCAGTAACCGACATTGTGCTTAACGATCCAATCCATCCCGAGACCCCTATTTTGAAGATAGGTAACCGCTCGGCGCATGAGGAATCCACGCACCGGATTTCCGATCGGCGTGTAGTGCTCCGGCAGATCTATCCTGTTTAGACCCGACTGGAATTCGGGCTCCCCGATGACCCTCTCCGGAACGATCCTTGCCCGTCGTTCGACCCCGATCTCCCGAAACAACGCCGAGAGGGTCCCACCGGCATTACAGTTAAAACAGCCGAAGATCTGCTTCCGGATCTCAACTCCCATCCTCCGCCGGGTATCGTTGCAGAACGGGCAGTCAAAATAGATGTTCCACCCGGATTTCCTACCGGAGCCCAGTTTGGCTTCAAGGGACCGGATGATCCGTTGCTGCTGCCTTGAATAATCCATAGTGCTTCAGGGATTTTCGCTGATTCTGAAATAGTCCGGGTTAATGGAGACCGGAATGGTCACATGGTTCCTACCTTCGCGGTTCTTGGTCACGTATAACCGGGCCTCATTCGCCTCCTTCTCATCCCTGGTCTGGTTGATGGTAAGCGTTACATCCGAGACGTGGACGGTGCCTTTGGAATTCGCTGCATATGTCCAGTCAGCCCGGTCCCTGTTTTCGGCCTGCCAACGGGCCTGCTGGGCCGTCCAGACAGGGACTTTCAATTCCTGACCGATCGCTCGAAGCCCCTGTGCTATACTCTTCAGGCTTAGATCATGCCGGTCCCTGGTGGAGATCGTAGTTCTCAATTCTTCGAGATAGTCGACTATTATCAGGTCGAAATGATAACCTCGACGTCTCCACAGGTTAATGTTCCTCTTGACCTGCTGCCATGTTGCCTGCCCGGATGGGAATTCCTTAATGATTATCTTGGCCCGGTATTTCTTGAGGATGGTTTCCATCCTCTTGATCGCCATGCTCGGATTCCGGTTCATGGCGGCAAAGTTCATGCCGGTCAGACGGCAGTCCAGCCGTCTCCCCCAGAACACGTCTCGGATTTCGTGGGTGGAGACGTAAACGCTTTTATTCTGTAGAAGGGCCGTGGCGGCGAAGTTCATCAGGAGGGTAGATTTAAATCCGGAGGTGGGGGCTATCACTATCCCGAGTTCACCCTCGGCCAGACCACCGTTGATGGCTTCATCCAGACCTCTAATCATGGTCGGGACCCGCGGTACCTTCTTATTTAGGTTTAGGATTCTTTCCCGGAGATCGGACCTCCATTCATAGCCGATCGAAAGCTGGGGATCTCCTATGGATAGGGCGTCCATAGCCCCTTTTTCGATGTCGGCCCATTTCTCCTCCCATTCCCCGGATTCGATTAAATCGATGGATCTCAGGGAGTGTTCTTTCCAGGCTGCCCGCTTAGCAAATTCGATCACGGCATCCCTGACGAAACCGGCGTCATACTGAGGGTGGAACAGGGCATCGATCAGGGCTTCAAGCTCGTTTTCGTCGAAATCGTTATGACGATCCTTGATCATCTGCCGGATTACCGTCCGATCCGGGGCGTCGTCATAACGGTCAAAATGGTCAAGGATGACGGCTGCGATTCGAACTAAGGATTCCTGGGTGAAGAAATCGGCATTTATACATTCTCGGTATTGCAGCAGGAAGGATGGATCCTGGCAGGCCATCGCCAGGATCTTGACCTGGGTCTCGAAGTCTAGGTTGTACGTGTCCATCGTCCATCTACGTCCGCGTCAGAACTCCCCATACCGGCTTCCCCGCGTTGGGTTTCGGGAAGGCTGTCGACGTATTCAACCTCCTCTATCGGTACTCGGTTAAATATGACCAGTTGAGCCAGTTTTGCCTTTTCCGGGATGATCTGAACGTCCGGTCCCGGGTTAAACACCCCGATATAGAGGGGTCCCGTATACCCGTTGTCGATCGTACCGTCATAGACGATTAACCTTCGTCGGAAAAAGGTCGAACTCCGGGGACGGATGGCGGCCCAAGTTCCTTCAGGTAGCTTTATCGCGATGCCGGTTGGGATGTCCGCGAACTCCCCCGGTTGGATCACGACCTGATCTTCAACGTTGACGATCAGGTCCATCCCGACATCACCGTCGTAGCAATACTTAAGTTCCGGGTGCCTGTGAGGATGTCCCTTCAGGCGCTTTACCTGCAGTTTGTTCATCCGGTTTCACTCCTAATGTTTCGGTCAGTAAGGGCAGATCGCAGTCCTCCCTATAATCGTTCATCTCAAAGAACATCAGGGTAAAAATTCCCCAGGCGGCGTGGCCGAGATGATCTTCATCCCGTCTGCCCTCCTTCCAGGCCAGCAGGTGGTCGATGGCGTGGTTAAGGGTATCCGACCAGGGCATGCCTTTTTTCCAGTTATCGACCCCATATTTCCTCATACCTTCGAGGTAGACGGTGGCAAGTCTGACGAGGCAGTCTCGCGGGATTAGATCAAACCGGGGCTTAATGCATTGGCGGGTCGCCCCGGTCTTGAACTCGATGTATCCGTCTCGGTTTACCGGCGGAGGGGCCTCGTCGTTCGGTTCTTCCCCGTCGGGGTCGTATCCATGACGACGGGGGCGGCTATCCTCATCTTTTCTCATAGCAATATACCGATCCTATATGATAGGCGGATTCCCACGGGAAGGCCGGGTTTCAGCGGATGTCGTCGATTCCCATATCGACCATGTGACGTTCATCCGGCCCGGTCCCGACGTATGCGACCGGTACCCAGTTAGGGTTACCTTTGGAATGGCGGTCGAGCCATTCGACGACCTTTTCGGAGTCCAGGACTCTCTGCATTCCGGATTCATCATCTGAACTGACACCGTACAAATCGGCGTCAAGGTAGTTGATGAAGTTCAGGAATACAAAATCCGGATCGCACATCTTGACGAATTTGTTGTACTGGATGTCGGACCAGCTGAAGACCCGGCGAACCTTATCGGTAACGGTGGTTCTCTCGATCAACGGTTTCTCACTCCCGGACTGCCTGGTGACGGTGTCCCAGCTCAATTCCTCCTGATCGGGGTAATGAGGACCGGACCAGCCTACCGTCTTCCCCTCCCTGACCACATTCCCTACCCGGATGGGGTGGCAGCGGAGGGAGGCGTAAACGTCACCTAACGCAGCGGGCGGGACACCACAATCATTGAGGCAGGAACAGACCGTGACGTCCCGGCTGGTGACGAACGGATACTGCATGCCGTGGTTTAACGATAGATCGAATCCCTGCGCTACCTCCGCTAAACAGATGGCTCCATTCTCCAAGGCGGTATGCAGTATCTCGACCGTATCGGCGATATAGGGCCTTAGTTCCTTAACTTCACCGGCCAGTCGGACGTTTTTACTCCGGGACACCTTCTCGGCTAGGGCGGCTCCACAGCCTTTGACGGTGGACGAAATCCGTTCAACGGACCCGGCCTCGATCTCCCGATGCCGTTCGGTGATGATTGTTGCATGGGGATGGATGCTCATCCGCTTTCGAACGTTTAACCGTTCCATACAGTCCAATTCCTTCTCGAACAGGTCCAGCGTGATGGCCGTGGTCGGACCCAGCAGGACTTCACAGTCCGGCCGGGCTACCGCAGCCGGGACGTGGAAGGCCACATACTTCCGGCCGTCCACGTAGAAGGTGTGACCGGCGTTGCTCATGTTGTTCGAAATGGCCAGGTCGATCCGGAACTTGTTGGCGAGATAGGCAGCAATTTTCCCCTTTCCGGTGCTGCCCCACTGTCCGTCAATCAGCACGTTGAGTTTTCCTCGCTTCACTTTTAATCTCCTTGACGATTTGTTTTAACCTTCCGTTGCCGGTGCTGTCGCTCATTTCCGTTTAAACCTACGAAGCCTGTCTAGGGGACTCTCCTCAGGTGTGGGTTCCTGTACGCCACGGAGGTGGGGGCTGTCCTCCTCAGCCTTCGTTTCCGTCTCATTCGCGATCCTGGTAACGGTCCTGTGACCCTCGGTGAAATGGCGGCAGACATCCTCGGCCACACAGGCGATGCAGTCTGAACATCCCTCCTCCCAGTGACCGGGTGTCTCATCGGTCCCACAGCAACGGGGGACGTCTTCATCATCCTCGGTCATCGGTGATCGTTTAAATCCCTCCTTTTTAGGCTTTTTCCCTCCGCCTTCTTCCTTCCCCTCCATCTTTGAGCGGAGCGCGGCCAGGCCACTCTTCCCTTTGTCCTTTTTCTTTTTCCTCCCCTTATTGACGGCCTTTCCCTCAGCGGATTTTGTGGATTCTTCGGGGGAGTAATAGAGGAGCCAGTTTTCGGGTCTTTCATCGATGTCACCCAGAACCTCGATCCGGTTAACGCCGCGGTATTCCTCCTTCAGATCCTTGATGTCCCGGATGTTCCTGGTGATCAATTCCTCCACCCAGGCTTCAGACGGAGCTTTAACATAGGTGAACAGGTTTTTCGCCTCCCCGAGGACGTGTTTGGGAACCGCGGTTCGCTGCGGTGGGATGTCCAGGGTGTAGCGGTTGAATCCTTCACCGCTGTTCTGGATGTACAGATCACAGCCGTCTTCTAGATCGAAGAAATTCGGGTACAGCCTCTCATTCTGGATCTTCTGGAAGATGTCCCTGGCCAGGCCGGGGGGGCATGGGAAGATTTCACATCCGGGTTTGGTTTCGTTGCTCCTTTCACTCCTGCTGAGTTTTTGCCATTCCTCCCAGGCGAGCCAGTCGAAGATGTTGAAGTAATAGACGTCGCGTGCCAGCATCCGCTTGATGCGGGTGAGTTCGGATTCCCCCGTCTCCGGATCTTCAAGGTCCATTTCCAGCCTGGTGCAGATCGGGCAGTCTTCACCGAGAAGACCCGTCCGGCATTCGACCGGCACCTTATCCGGCCGGACGTAGAAATGCTGAGCCGACTGAAGGTAGAAGAATTCTACCCCTTTATGGGTCCACGGGATGATCCTTATCAGATTCTCACCTTCTGCCGGTCTCCAGATTGAAGACGCGCGTTGTTTCCTCTGCATCTCGTCGTAGCGACGACGGATGGCGGCCATATCTACCATTTTCCTTCTCCTTTTCCGTTTGTCTGTTAACGTTTAAACGTCGGCAGCGGCGGCCGCACCGCATTATGGGCATACGCCGGGTCTGCCTCCATCGACGGATCCCGGGGGGGTGACCGGCTTTCGCCGTAACCGTCCCGGACTCCTACCCGTCGCGGATGCCGGTGCCGTCTTAACTCTTAACCGCTGTATCGATCTCGGTACTGAGTTCAGGTTTTTCCTCCATCCCTGTTAACCGATCCTCCGTTCCTGCCGTCTGTCGGCGTTCATCTGGATGATCAGGGTGTGTTTGGCCTCCAGAGACCTTACTACCCCGTCAAGCTTTAATTCCCTCGATCGGGCATCGGACCATCTCTTATTTAAAGCTCGCCACGATTCGGAGGATCGAATCCTGCTGGCAATCATACTCTCGGTAACCCGGTAACCTTCATCCTGGAGCATCTTGACGTGGCGTGGATTCCTGAGTTCCAGATCAAGATCGGCCTCCAGGGCCTTGATCTCCTTTTCGATCGTCTCCCGCTCGGCCTTGGCCCGGGCGGCCAGGAGACTCCACCAACACAGTAAACCGGGGAATGCCCGCATCTCGTCGTCCAGGTTCTCCGGTATGATGTCCATCTCCCGATTCAGGTCCCGCTCAACCGTATCGCCGTCGAGGGAGATTTCAATCTTCATGATGTTCATAGTTTGACCCCCAGACCGTCCAATGAGGACAAGATCTCGGCCACCACGTCGCGACTGATGTCGTCCACCGCCTTTTGGAACGTCTCCCCGGGCTTCAGATCCCTGGCGTACCCGGCATCTATCCTGCAGTAGTTCCGGGTGTCGGGATCGCCCGGATCACCCATCTTGGCGGTTAGACCGAAGGAAAACCACGCCCGATCGGGTAGTGTAGACTGTCTCCGTACCTCATCTTTGTTCTCTGATGTCATCTCGTATAGCTCCTTTTGCCTCGGAAGATGCCCTCCCGTGTACGGGAGGGTATATAAATTTAGCGTCTCCTCCACGGTTAAAACGGGACCTCATCATATGCCACCAGGCTCCCCCCGTCTTCGCCTATCTCCAGATCCACGGCCAGCGGAACCGGGCAGCCGTAGTCAACACCGACCTGGCGCATCAGGTCGGGGATTTGACTGCACAGGACGTCCAGTTCGTCCATCCTTATATCGAGGATGATGCTGTCGTACACACTCCCACAGATCTTGGATTTAAAGTTTCCTTCCGTGATCAGCTCTTGGATTCGGGTTTTGGCGATCAGCGTAATCACCCCGGCCGTGCTCTGCATGAGGAACGAGATCAGGGTGCGTTCGGCAGCCAGTCGTTTATGGCTGTCATACCTGTTATTGACGTCCGGTGCCCGTCGCCGGTAACCTTGAGGGGATTCAACGTAGCCGACCTCCCTGGCTTTAGCGATTTCGGCCTCCTTCCAGGCGAGGATGGCTTCATGGGGGGCATACCAGCGATCGATATATTCCTGGGCCTCCTCATCCGTAACGACCAGGCTCCAATCTCCGGATACCTCCCTCTGAAGGGAGGTGAGATCCAGGGCCAGGTGATGTGCGCCACGGTCATTGGCCACGGCAAAGTTCATCCTCTTCCCCCATTGCCGCTTATAGTGCCGGGTTTTATCGTCCCAGGCGTTCCACTGTTCGTCGGAGATAACCAAGAATTCCTTCGTGGTTTGGATGTGGATGTCTATCCCGTTTTTGAACGTCTGGATCATCGGCTGATCGTTGGACAGCCAGGCCAATACGCGGAGTTCCACCTGGGAATAGTCGGCTTTAACGAACCTTCCACCTCGTTTTCCCCACCGAGAGATAAATATGCTCCAGAATTCCTTATCATCGGGGAAGTTCTGCGTGTTGGGGTTGGTGGAGGACAGTCTCCCGGAGACCACCTTCGCGGCGTTGTAGTCGGTGTGGATCCGCCGGTCCTTGTTGTCGATGTAGTCCGGCAGAGGCTTAAGGAATCCTTTCATCAGCCCCCAGGCCTTCATGTACCTATCATAGACGGACACGAATTGGTGGTGTTTGTTGGCGGCACGCCAGTTCTTATCGGTGGACGGATGCCGGGCTTTAGTCATGAAGTTAAAGTCGATCGGGAAATCGAAATACCGGTTCTGTGCGTCATCGAATTTCCTGTGTTTCTTCGGGTCCCATCCGAAAAAGAGCTTCACCTTTTGCGGGAAGGAGTCAAAGTTGAACGGTTTACCCTGGTCCTCCTCGAACTGTCGGAAGACCGGGTCTTCCCGGAGCTCCTCATGTAGATCCTTCAACTTCTGATCATACTTCTCATATATCTTGATTGCCTGATCTATGTCCACGGTCCAGCCGTTCTTCTCTACCGTAGCCAGGGTGTAGGCAACCGGGATCAGTATCTCATCGTGAACTCTCTTTAATGTGGCATCCAGCCTGTCTATCAAGACATTCATGGATCGGATCTCGACGTCCGTATCGGTGACGTTATATCGGGCCAGCAGATCGAGCGGGGCTCTCCTGTAGTCGGGCTGCTCCCTGCCGTCCTTACCCCTATATCGAAAGTCCCGCATGCAGGCGTCGTATCCGCCGAGATCGGTATACCTCCAGGCCATAGCTCCGACGTCGTGGTCGCGATTCTCATCATCGAGATAGTCCAGCACGATCGGGTCAACGACGACCGATTCCAGCTCTACCCCGAGGATCTCCCGAACCCAGATGATTTCAAACTTGGCGTTGGCTGCGCCTTTTAATTTATCCCTGTCCGATGCCCATGCCTTGATCATGTCCTTAAGCCACCGCCTGTCCTTGGAGGTCCAGGTGGCCTCGGGATGATCATATGCCACTGCCCAACCTTCACCTTCAAAGGCGGACCAGGCGGCGGTCAGTATCTGAGCCCCTTCAGCCCAAGGCTTCAACGGCCAGGTTTCCAGGTCGAACATATGGAAGTCATGATCGAGTAGGTATCGTTCCAGTTCTTTCAATTGGGATCGGTCGCGACCCGTGACTATATGATAGTTCTGATTTACATCGTCGTCGCTCCCGGAGAGGAGACCGGCCAACCTCTGGAACGCCTGGACCCACATCCGCTGGGCATCCTCCCGTCGCCTGCCGTCCATGGCACGGACGTAACTCGGAGCTATACAGGGCAGGAGGACGGTGTCGGAGCCTTCGACCCTGATTACAGTACCGTGTTTGGCCAGGATCCCTCTACTACCCGTTATGGTATACAGGACGTTGTTCCCGATCAGCATCAGGATCTCCGGTCGGACCGTTTCAATCTCGGGCATGACGTGGGTTTTATAACACTCGGTGGCCTGGATTTTTGAGAACTTAGGCGGTTTACAGCGTTGAAGGTAGGTGATGAAAACCTCGGAGGGGTCGATCTTCCATCGTTCCAGCTGAACTATTATGGCACCTATATCCTCGACGGCTTCCGGGTCATCGATCGAGTCCCGGTCCATCAGGGGATCACCGTGTTCGACTTGGATATGGGTGGGAGACTCCAGAATTATCATAACTCTGGCAGTCTCCCGGCTGGACGGTTGTAGATGGAATCCAGGTACCGGATTGACCAGGGGGTCATCCGCCCTGGGGCATGATTTACAGTACTTCATCTAATCAATACCCTCATCCTCGGCCTTGTCGGTGAGGATCTTCCGAAGCGTATTGGCAAAATTCATCCTGGCCAGTCCTTCATCCTCAAGCGCAAGATACCGCTCGATCTTTTCCGCATCCAGGCCGATCTTTTTGGCTATGGCACCGACCTGTTTTCTGGTCTGAACGTCCCGATGGAGGTATAGGGCGAGATAATCGCTGACCTCATATTTCCGAAGCGCCTTGGCGGGCTTATCTAGGACCACGCTGAACTTAGACACCGCCTCCCGTTGAGCCTTGGACAGCTTCGGTATGTAAGGCCTCATCATATCCCTGGTGACCCGTTTGGGAAGAGTTGGGGGTTTTCGGAGCGAGGTTTCCCTCCTCGGTTCATGCTCAACCGATCTACGTTCCACCGTCTCCCTACCGCCGGATACGGGGAGCCCCGCTCTCCGAGCCTTCTTCCGGAGTTCCTGTAACGATAGTTTCTTAGTCTCGACGCCATGTTTCTCTGCCATCTGTTTAGTCTCCTCTTCGGTTAAAGGTTTGCATTGACAGCTAAATGCCGTACCGTGGTTGGGGGCTTGGCCGGAGACGATCTTGGCGTGGATGACGCACAGGTGAAACCGGTGTCCGTTTTCACATTGCTTCTCCAAGATGGGGCATCCACAGGATGAGGCCCATCTACCACCACACTCCGGGCAACTATCATATGTAGTCCCACCCGGCGTCCATGTGATCTTCCTCACAATCCTCATCGGTGACGGCACGTCCTTCCCCATAGCTTTCATCTTGAAAACGGATTCCGCCGTTTCAGTCTACTTTCATTCGGGTCCGGGATCATCTTGCTGAATATGCCGTAGAGGATCTGCCTGGCCTTGGTCTTGGAGACCCCCAGATACTCGGCCAGGGCGGTCTTCATCCCTATATAGGAGTGGTGATCGTCCAGCCAGTCGAAGCAGAACTTAACGATTGCCATCTCCTCCCGGTCTAGCTTGTGATAGTCGAGAAAGCTGTGCTCTATCAGGCGGATGTTGTCGTCGGTGCGGGAGTAAAATCGGTTTGGACCGGAGGAGATGTCGGAAATGTTCAGATGTTGGTGCGGCCGCATCAACCGGAGGTAGGAGACCATCCGGTTGAAAGTTATCCTATATATGACCTGCTGTACGGTCTTCCTCTCGGCCTCCGTGTCGATGCGTATGAAGTTAAAGGCATCCTTCTCGATGAAATGGACCATGACGTCCTGTACCATGTCCTCCTCATACCTATACCACTTTTTCTTCCGGATTATGCTTTTGGAGAGATTTTCGACGTAGAGTAAAAGTCGACCCAGGGTCTCGTTTGAGCCGCTCTCCCTATACTCCCTTATCAGCCCGACCATCTCCTCGGTTTCCATCTCCTTTAGTATAACACACCCTAGGTGTCGTGTCGAGTATCCGTCGGGGCTTCCGGGAACGCCTTGAGGAACGCCGTCAGGGTCATAACGTAGGACCCGTCCGGCAGCACCATCACCGTCTCCCCGGTCTTGAGTATCGCCTCCGTCCAGTCCGGCCTTGAGGGGAGGAGGCGGACGTAAACCGGGCGTAGATTCCTACTGAAGATCAACAGCGGCTCCCGTCTTTCCTCCTCGGCCTGTGTCGTGCATTGCCTCCACCAGTCTTGGAGGATCTTCCCCCTGTCGGTGAAGAGCATATCGAGGTTCCACCCCTCCTGGTTTTTACACTCGACGTGTAGGCTAAAATCCATCTCCGGCGGGGCGACCAGATCTCCTTTGGTCCGCATCTTCCCCCATGCGCCGGACTGCGGCGTCCGCTCCAGGGGTATTCCCCACACGTTGCGGAGGATCTTTGCTATCCTCCGTTCGAAGTTCGCCCCCTTCCGGGTACTCCTTTTAGTCATCATCCATCCTCCCCTCTATATATTTCAGGTTTAAGATCTTCCGTAGGATCTCCGGATGATCACCGAGGAAGCGTTCGAAGCCGAGATGATCGTCGGCCTTACCAGCCTGGAACCTATTTCCATCCATCTCATACCAACCACCGGCCAATGCCTTAACGTGTCCATACCGGACGAGCAGTGGGAGTAAGCCGGAGTACCAATTGACCTTGGACGATCTCAGCTGGATGATTTCAACCTTTCCACCGGGTGGGCAGATCTTGGATTTTATAACCTTGACCCTCATCCTGATTCCGGCGTCCTCCGGTTTGATTCCATATAGGGCCAGCCGGAGTGCCGCATTATACTTAACCATAGTTCCACCGGGGGTGTTGAACATGGACGCATAAGGATCGATCGATTTCTGCATGTGGTTGACCATCCAGACGGCTATTCTGGTTTTTGGGAGGATTCTGGCTATCCGGCGCATACCGTCCGCGTTGACCTTGGCACGGGCCAGGTTCATCGTCCTCCCGATGTCGGCCACGTCGGTATCGATCATCTCCTTCGATTCGGCGTTGGCTATGCTGTCAAGGACGATCCCGAGATATCGATCCGGGTTTTCCTTCTGGTGGGATTCGCAGATCAGTTGGATGATGTCGTAGATCTCCTCCAGGAATTTCGTACGGATGTATATCAGATCTTTAACGTCAAGACCGGTACCGGCTGCCCAGTCCGGGTCCGGGTCATCCTCGGTAGCGATGTAAACGGCGGTCCCTTGGGACTTCTGTACCACCGAGAGCCACTGTAGGGCGAGGAGGGTTTTACCGGTTGACGGATCTCCGAAGACCTCGGTAATCCTCGAAACCGGGATACCGCCACCGGTGATGAGATCGACGGCCAGTATCCCGGTAGAGATCCGATCGATGCTCCAGTTCATCCCGGTTGAGATCGTCCCGGAGCCATACTTCTTTTCAATCCGGGCCATGATGTCCTTGACGGTCTTCGAATCGGTAACCTTTTTTACCATCTCTTCCTACCTCACATTGAACGTGTCATCCATCGATCCGTCGCAGGCCGACCAGTCCAAGGGGCGAAATTCCTTCATCTCATCGGCTACGTCGGCATAGGAACCTTTAAACCGGATACACCGATCGTCGATGAGGATGTCCCACGGGGGTTTATCCTCGGAGATCTCATCGTAAACCATGCCATATTCGTCAAGGGCGTCCTTCATAAGTCTAAGCAGCTTGAGGCGTTGCCTTTCGGTGTTGATGCCGCATTTGGTCGCTCTGGTTGAATATATGACGATATGGTGACCTTCCCTCCGGAGCCGCTTTAAAAATGCAGCGGCTCCGGGAACGGGCTTCCCCGGGTCCGGGAAGTCTAAACTTTGAAAAAGGGTACCGTCAAAATCTATATATACACGCATACAACGACGGATCCCGGGGGGAGGACCGACTTTCATCCGGAGACGGGATGGAGCAGTGGGGGGGACGGAATGATGGGAATTTGACTCGGGGGGTACCCTTCTCTAAACGAGAAGGGTATACCCGGAGAATTTCGGGGGAGGCTTCGAAGAAGGGTAGGGACCCGTCACGTCTTGCTGTCGCTAAGCGTTGTTCCGTGCTGAGACAACAGCAAGGTACGCATCGACAGGTATTGGACGCCATTTGTCAGATTAAAGAGAAATCGCGGACGACCTCGCGTGAAAGCCGGTCACCCCCCCGGGATCTGCCATACCGTGAAAGCGATGGAGAAGTTTAAAAGACCGATCATGGCCAACAGGTTGAGGTATGCCTATATGAGGCATCTGTCGAAGAGGGTCCCGGACGCTAAATTCCGGATCAACTGGGTGGAGAGACAGCGATCCGCCTTCCTGGAGACCGCGGACATCGTGCTGGAACTGGACGTACAGCCGGACTACTGGATTAAGGTCCAGTTCCAGTTGTTGAACCGGAGTACCTGTCTCAAGTTGTTCCACCTGCCGTATCCACCGCCGGGAGCCATGGCGACCGGGGGAGCGGTGGATAGGTTCATCAGTTACATCGGCAGGGCGGACACCCTGGACGTCATCAACGCCGAAAAGCTGGAGAGGAAGGCCGTTGAGGCCTCCGACGCCATGGTAGACCGGCTGATGGTTACACACGGCCTGATCCGGAGGGATTCCGACGATTATTTTGACGTCATAGCGCTGCACGTTAACAGCGGGGACATCAGTCCGACATGGCTGGCCTATCAGGATGAGGATTGGTTGGTCGAATTCATCGAAAAGAGGGGTAATGTACTCCGGGAAGACGTCATCGATCGGTTGGAGAAGACCTTGATCGACAGGAAGAAGAGGACGATACAGTGATCATAACCGTGACCGGCGACTGGCATTTCAGGACCACCGGCATGTTCAGCCGACCCCTATCGGACGGGCTGACCACGGCTGCGGAAGCCGGGTTTGAATTCCTAAACTGGCTTGACCGGCAGATGGCGCGATGGGATTCGAGCGTGATCCTCCATTGCGGCGACCTCTTCGATCAGAGGACCGCCATTTCGATTCCGCTGTATAACCGAACGTTGGATGAGTTAAGCAGGTTCCTGGAAGGCCGGATTATGCTTGTAATCCCGGGCAACCACGACAGGTATTCCAGGTCGAACGATTCGATCCACAGTATCTATGTCCTGGGCCAGGCGTTGGATAATCTGAAGGTACTGGACGGCACGCCGATTACCCATTTTAACCTCACGG